CGGTTTACAAGCCGTAACCGTGCCATACTTCCCGAAAGGCACTGTATTGGTGACATCACTCGACAACTTGTCAATCTATGTTCAAGAAGGTCGTGTTCGCCGTCACTTAAAAGACGTGCCGGAACGCAACCGTGTGGAAGATTACTTGTCATCTAATGAAGCTTATGTAGTTGAAAATTACGAAGCAGTGGCAATGGCGAAAAACATCACCATTCTTGATGCACCAACTCACGCGTAATCATAATGCGACCAACTAAACGTCACTTTCTTGAAGTTTCTGCCGCTATCGCTAATGCGGCAGAAACGGAAGATCTAAGCGACTTCACGGAATACGAAAAAATGTGCCGTATTCTTGCGCGACATCGAAAGGATTTAAAAAATATACAATCGACCGAACGCAAGGCCGCATTTAAAAAGCAAATTCTGCCTGACTATCTGCCATGGATTACAGGGGCGCTGTCTGCCGGAACAGGTAAACAAGATAACGTCTTAATGACATGGTGCGTGTGGGCAATAGACTGCGGGGAATATCACCTTGCCTTGCAGATTGCGGATTATGCCGTATTCCATGACTTGCGTTTACCTGAACCGTTTACGCGAACACTTGGCACATTATTGGCGGAAGAATTTGCCGACCAAGCAAAAGCCGCACAAGCCGCCAATCAGCCATTTGAAGTAGATTACTTAGAGCAAGTACAACGCATCACGGCTGAATGTGATATGCCAGATGAAAGCCGTGCGCGATTATTGCGTGAATTAGGCTTGTTATTGGTTGAAAAGAACCCTGAACAAGCCTTGCAATACCTTGAACGTGCTTTAGGTTTAGATCAGAAAGTAGGCGTGAAAGGCGACATTAAAAAATTACGCAAAAAATTAAGCAAAGCCGATGAATAATCGGATTTGATAACGAGCAAACCACGCACCCGCGGGGCGGATAAAAGCGCGGTCAGGTTTCTTTACCTCTTTTCCTGATTGTTGCTCTTTATCCTCACCCCGCTTTTTTATAGGTAGATTTTATGTCAGACGGTGCAATCTCAATCAAACTCGCCCCCGATTATGAAATGGGCGCAGTGCAAAAACAACTGGAAGATTACGGATCAGGCGAAGATATTATTCGAAACGATGATTTTTTCCCTGACATTTCTCTTTCTGCTTTTCGCAATCAATATCGTGCAGACGGCACAGTCACCGAACAACGCTTGCAAGATGCTTTGATTGAAGCCATCGCCAGTGTGAATGATGAATTATCCACATTCAAAGCACAAAGTGAACATCACTTCCTTGAACAAATCCCCGCCACATCAGTCAACGGCGAAAGCGTGTTGATTTATCGCTATAAACGCGCGGTGAACTGTTTGGCTCTTGCTAACCTTTATGAACGTTACGCAAGCTATGACAGCACCAATGATGGCGAAAAGAAAATGGATTTGCTCAAAGACAGCATCAACGAATTAAGACGAGATGCACGCTTTGCCATTAGTGACATTATCGGCAAAAGACGGGTCGATGCGGAGTTAATCTAATGGAAGTTTACGCACAACAAAACGACAACTTGGACGCCATTCTTTACCGATATTTTGGAAGAAGTGACGGCTTACTTGAAATTGCATGCGAATTAAATCCGCACTTAATGGATAAGCCAGTCATTCCCATCGGCACACCAGTAATATTGCCAGAAACTGACACGGAAAAGATCAGCGTGGCAAGTGACACTATACAACTTTGGAGCTGATATGCACGACACACCATCAAGAGCATCTTACATATCAGGATTATTTGCCTTCTTCATCGGACGCCTTGCGGATATGTTTTCAAATGTAAATTGGGCTGACGTAGCATCAGCAACAGGTATTGTGATCGGCGTCGCAACATTCCTTGTAAATTGGTATTACAAGAAAAAAGATTTTGAATTAAAAGAAAAAGAGTTAAACCAACGGAGCCATCATCATGATTAAACGAACCGCGAAATACGTCTGCGCCGTTACGGCTGTTGTAGGGCTTGTTATTGCCACGCACGGAAATGAAATTCGAACATCAGAAAAAGGCTTATTGTTGATTGGCAATGCCGAAGGTTGCATGCAAAAACCCTATCAATGCCCCGCTGATGTTTTAACAGTCGGCATTGGCACAACGGATGCAGTAGAACGAATTAATAGAAATAAAATTTACACCTTGCAAGAAGTGGCCGAATTATACACGAAAGGCATTAAGCAAGCCGAAAAGTGTGTGAATACCTATGCCAACGGGCAAGCCATGCCACAAGGGGGATTTGATGCATTGACATCAATCACATTCAATGTCGGCTGTGGTCGATTAAAAAACAGCACGCTTTTTAAAATGGCAAGGAAGGGATACAGCAAAGGAATGTGCGGTCAATTTGAACGTTGGATTTACGCAGGCGGAACACCACTGAAAGGCTTAATTGAAAGAAGACAAAAGGAGATGGCATTATGTTTGGGTTCTTAACGAAAAAAGAAAAATACATTTTATTGGTTGGCCCGCTCATGCTTATGGCAATTATCCTGTTCCAAGGGTGGCAAGCTAACCACTGGCGAGCCGAAGCCGCCAAAGAAGAACAATTAAAATTGCAGTGGGAGACATCTTACATGGCATTGAATGAAAGCGTGGACAAATTCAATGAGCAACAAAAAGCACTCACGGAAGCCGTAAATCAGTTAAAAATCTCTCAAACCAAGCAAACACAGGATTTAAAAAATGCACTTAAAAAACACCAAGATTGGGCTGACACTTTTATCCCTGATGATGTTAGCGGCGTGTTCAACCACACCGAAAATCATTAAACAGCCAATTCTATGCCCACAAGTTGCAGAATGTACGCCATTTGCCGCCACAATTAAAACCAACGGGGATTTGGCTAACGCATATCTACAAAGCCAACAAAAGCTAAGTGTCTGCATTGTTGAAAATCAAGCATTAAAGAAATGCATTGATGAATTTAATAAACAGGAAAAACAATGACCGATCAATTTGACCGTGCGCAAGAACTCGAACAAATGACACGTGACATTGCGTTAAAAAAACACCGCACTTTTAAAGCAATCAGTGCGTTTTATTGTGAAGATTGCGACATTCCCATCCCTGAAAAACGTCGCCAATTAATTCAAGGCGTAACCCGTTGCGTGGATTGTCAGCAAAAATATGAAATGCAACAACGGAATTTCAGAAAATGAAAAAACCAAACCAACTGCGAAAAATCCTTGAACAAAGTCACCAAGACTTTGTAAAAAATCCTGACCGCTTACAGCTTTATGTTGACGGCGGTCAAGTTGTTGCAACAGGTAGCACTTCACTAAGTTTTGAGTATCGTTACACGCTTAACATCATCATCACCGATTTTGCCTTTGATATTGCAAGCCTCATCGTGCCAATTAATGCGTACTTACGGAAAAACCAACCTGAACTATTCGAAAATCCGCAACGCCGTGAAAACGCCTTTAAATTCCAAATGGATTACAACAATAACAACACTGCAGACGTATCGTTTGAAATCCAACTTACCGAACGAGTTGTGGCAAAACAATTGGGCGAAAACGTGCAGATGACTTACGCCACAGAACCAACCGCACCGGAATGGGAAACATTGAACGGGTTGAAAGTTTATCTTGAAAAAATAGACGATGAACATTTGATTTTTGAAGGCGGTGAATAATGGCAACGGTGGAAGAAGTCCAAGCGAAACTAAGCGCACTGATTAATAATCTCTCACCGCAAGCCCGCCGCCAGTTGGCTCGCAACATTGGGCAAGCTTTAAGGAAAAATCAACAAGCCCGCATCGCACGCCAAGAAAACCCAGACGGCACAGCATTTGAGCCAAGAAAACCAAGAAAAGAATTTGGCAAAAAGAAAGGCAGAATTAAACGAAAAGCCATGTTTGCGAAGTTAAGAACAGCAAGATATTTCAAAATTCAAAGCAATGCCAATGAAGTGTCGGTCGGGTTTAATGGGTCAAGCGCAATGATCGCAAAAGTTCATCAATACGGCTTAATGAGTAGCCCATCAAAAACAAAAGATTTCAAAGTGCGATACGCACAGCGTGAATTGTTAGGCTTTAGCCAAAGCGATTTAGACATTATCGAAGATTTAGTCATTGAACAATTAAGTATTTAAGCGAGCTTTTATGAACAATTTGCAATTATCAGTCTTACTCAATGCCATTGATAAAATGTCAGCACCGTTGAAAAGTGCAAGCAAAAGCGTGTCTGAACTTTCAAAGAAATTGAAAGAAAATAAAAACGTTCGCGCACAATTAAGCAAAGCGGAACGCGAAAACGAAGCGGCTATAAAAAAATATGCGGCGACGATTAACCCTTTAAAAAACAAATTAAGCGCACTCAACAATGAAGTGGCAAAAGCAAAGCAGAAAGCAGCCTTATACACCAATCAATTAAACAGTGCGAAAAATCCAACCGAGCAATTCAAAAATAAAGTATTGGCCGCACAACAAGCCGTCAAAAAATTAACCGCAGAACAAACATCAACTGCGAACAAATTAAAACAAACACGCCAAGAACTTAATGCGGCAGGATTATCATCAAAGACACTTGCACAGCGTCAAAGCGAATTAAAAAGCAAAATGAGCGCGGCAAATCAGCAGATTAGCAACCAATCCGCCGCATTGAGTAAATTAAACGCCAAACAGGCAGCTTATAATCGCTATCGTGGAAAAGTCGATAATCTCAAAGACATTAACAGCAAAGCACAAATTGTCGGTGCGCAAGCACTTGCAGCAGGCGCGACCATCACTGCACCTTTAGTTGGTTCTGTGCGTGATTTCATGAGCTTTGAAGATGCCATGGTTGGCGTAGCAAGACAAGTGCAAGGCTTGAAAGATGACGCAGGAAATTTCACGTCTGAATTTGAACAGTGGAAATTAAACATTCAGGATCTATCAAAAGAATTACCACTCACCACCGTACAAATTGCCAACATGATTGAAAGTGCGGCAAGAATGGACGTTCCAAAAGAACAGCTTGCTGAATTTGTGCGATTAAATACACAAATGGCAACGGCATTTGATGCGGCTAATCCGGATGAACTTGTCGAACAATACGGGAAAGTAACAAAAAACTTTAAACTATCAGCTCAAGCATCACGCGAACTGGCTGATGCCATTAACTATCTCGATGATAACGCCATTTCTAAAGGAACAGAAATCATCGGATTCATGAACCGAGTGTCAGGGATTTCTGGCATCGCCAATATTAGTGAAAAGAACATGGCAGCTTTAGGTTCAACATTGCAAACTGCAGGTGCAGCAGAAGAACAATCAGCGACAGCCGTCAATGCTATCTTCACTCGCTTGTCACAAGCAAGCAAGAAAAAGCCAGTTAAAAATGGCTTGGCCGCGTTAGGTTTAAGTGCCAATGCCGTTGAATTAGGTATGGTTAAAGATGCACAAGACACGATTTTTAAAATAGTGGATGCACTCAAAAAACTACCTGAATCAAAACGACTAGGTACCATTGCAGATTTAGTCGGCACAGAGCATACAAAAACACTCGCATTGTTAGTATCAAATACAGAAGAATGGCGCAGACAAATTGAACTGGCAAATAGCGAAGCGGCAAAAGGGTCAATGGGGCGTGAATTTGACACAAGGATGAAAGCCTTGTCGTCTAAATGGGGCATTTTTAAAAATAGATTATTCAATCTCAATTCTGTCATTGGGGGAACTCTCGCCCCAACGCTTGAACGATTAATGGACAAAATCGGTGGCGTAATTGATCGGATTAAAAGTTGGATTATTGAAAATCCAAAACTCACATCAAACATTGTAATGATTGCGGGAGCAATCGGCGGAGCATTGACGATTTTCGGGGCATTAAGCACTGTTTTAAGCTTTGTCTTATACCCTATCGCACGGTTAGGCTTGGCATTGGCAAATTTAGGCGTGATATTGCCAAGAATTGGTGGTGCAATCGTTCGTGGGTTGTTGTCACCGCTTAAATTTGTGGGGCTTGCATTATCCCCTATCGGTGCCGCTATCATTGCGGCAGGTATGGCCATTTTTAAATATTGGCAGCCGATCAGCTCATTCTTTAGTGGATTTTTAAACGGACTACAATCAGGGTTACAACCTGTCATCGACAAATTCAAGCCGCTTGTTGGTTGGATTGAGAGCGCTTTTAATTGGTTCACCAACCTACTTTCACCCGTGCAAAGCACAAAAGAAGATCTTGATGCCGCCGCGGCTGCAGGGAAAAAATTTGGCGAATGGCTTGCTGCCGGAATTGATTTAGTGACAAAACCTTTGCAATGGCTGATGGATGGCATTAAGTGGGTGCTTGATAATATGCCAACGCTTGAAGGCATTGGGAAAACAATCGACGCGGCAAAACAAAAAGTATCAAATGCCACAGCTAATGCCATGAATAACAGCGCTGCAGGAAACTATTTCATGACAGGTGCGGGGCTAGACGTGCCAAATGTGAATAGATGGTCAGGCGGTTACGCGGGAAATGGCGGAAAATATGAGCCTAAAGGCATTTTCCACGGTGGCGAATACATCATGACAAAAGAAGCCACAAACCGTCTAGGCATCGCCACGCTGAACGCCTTAAATTACGGAAAACAAGCCTTAATTGCGGGCGGTTTAGGTATCGGACTTGCCACAGCCGCACCAATTCAGGTGGATAACAGACCGCCGATTTCAGCACGACCAAGCATCAGCCAAACCATGCAACCAATGGCGGTCAATATCACCATTAATGCACAAGCGGGGCAAAATGAACGACAAATCGCCCAACTTGTTGCCGCCGAGCTTGAACGAATCAACCGACAACAACAAGCAAGGGCAAGAAGTCGAATGACAGATCGAGCATAA